AACAAGAACAAGCAGAGGATTATGTTATAGCTACCGGAACTAGCAGAACCGTAAGAGATTTTATTAGAATAGCTTTTGACTTCATAGGTATAAAAGAATGGGAAAACCTAGTTGTTGTTGACCCTAAATTTTACAGACCTGCGGAGGTAGAGTTTTTACACGGAGACGCAAACAAAGCTAAGTCTGAAATAGGATGGACTGTAGAAACACCGTTTAACGAGATGGTAAAAAGAATGGTCCATCATGACCTACAAACTATTAAAACACAAAATTTAAATCGTGAACATCATGCTAAGGATACTCACAACAGCCTATAATTGCCAGGACTTTGTTTCAAAATGCCTCAACAGCATATCTTTTCAAACTGAAAAAGATTTTTATTGTTATTTTTTTGACGATTTGTGCACAGACCGAACAGAAAGCATTTTTGATACCTTAGTAGGAAAAGACCAAAGATTTATATATATAAAGAACAAGACTAAAAAACATCAAGTTGCAAATTATGACTATGCAATACGAAATAGTGATTTTTTGATAGACGATGAAGATATTATAGTTACCATAGACGGCGACGATTGGTTGCCTGACAGAGATGTTTTTAAAAGGGTTTTGAGTTACTACAAAAACGGAAACACCTGGATAACTTATGGAAACAAAATTTGGCTAAACGGCAAAGGTCCGCAAGACGTTGGATGGAATATGACGCCACCCATAGAACAAATAAGAAGACTTCCGTTTGTAGCGGTTCATTTAAGAACTTGGAAAGCCTTTTTGTGGAGAAATATTAAGCCAGAAGACTTAAGGCTGTCAGACGGAAAATTTCCTATTATTTCTGGAGATTTATTTTTTATGTGGCCTATGATAGAAATGGCGGGAGAAGAACGGTGCAAACATACCAAAGATATAAATTATATTTATAATACTTCGCGTTCTTATAGGGATAAAAACATACGCGAACTTACAGACCGCATGACAATGTTAGCTAGTCATAAAGAGCCGTATAAACAGATTATTACGCAGAAATGAAAAAACAATACGACCCATATTTAGTCTATAGAGACACTAGAGAAAAAGACGGTTGGGATTTTGCCCAATCGGGATATTGCGCAGGAACAGAACCCCAGACTATAAAAACAGGCGATTATACACTTCATGGTTATGAAAATCATTTATGCATAGAGAGAAAAGGCAATGTGTCTGAATTAGCCTCTAATATTACTCAAGACAGATTTATAAGAGAGCTGGAAAGAATGCAGGACTTCCCCTGGAGATATATACTTTTAGAATTTACAATGGAAGACGTTGTTAAATTTCCACGAGGAGCTAAAATACCGGCGTATAAAAGAAAATATTTAAAGGTCAGAGGGCCATTTCTCCTCAAGAGAATACTTGAGCTCCAGCGAAAATACAAAGTTCCATTTATGTTTTGCGGTAAACACGCTCAAGAGGTTTGTTCTAGTATATTTAAACGATTTATGGAATCCCAACAAAAATATGAAAACAAAAAACAATAAAGAACACATAGAATCCCTGTTAAAGCACGCACATCTTAACCTGGGTGATATAGACAATGTTAAAGTTCACAATGCCTTAATAAATCCATCAAAGATATATACAAATCCAATGATGGAGTTTCTCGATTATATGGCCCAGCCTGAAAATTTTTGGTTTACTTGCAAACACTTATTAAACGTAGACCTGTTGCCATTTCAGCTATGCATACTTGAAGAGCTGTGGTCAAGAAAATTTCCAATGCTTATAGCAACTCGTGGAGCTGGCAAAACATGGATTTTAGCGCTATATTCTTTACTTAGAGCATTTTTTCACCAAGGCTGCAAGATTATTGTTGTTGGAGCAGCTTTCAGACAATCAAAGCTTTTGTTTGAATACATGGAAACTTTTTATAAAAACTCTCCTGTATTTAGCAACATGATTGGAGCAGGAAAAGGACAGGGTCCAAAAAGAGACATTGACAGATGTACATTTTATGTTGGTCAAAGCGAAATCATAGCGATACCTCTTGGAGACGGTTCTAAAATTCGTGGTTTACGCGCCAACTATATTGTTGCAGACGAATTTGCATCTATACCCCAAGAAATTTTTGAAGTGGTAATTAAAGGTTTTGGTGCCGTTTCAGCAAATCCCGCAGATAAAGTAAAAGAGTACGCGCAGATACAAAAGCTAAAAGAACTAGGAATGTATGAACAAGCCTATGAAATAGAAGCAGAGCTTGGATTTGGAAACCAAACAATTATAGCTGGAACAGCTTACTACGCTTTTAATCATTTTTATGAATATTTTGAGAGACAACGGGAAATCGTGCGTAGTAAAGGAGATGAAAAATATTTAGAGGAAAAGGTTTTCAAAGGAAAAATACCAGACGGATTTGATTGGGCACAGTATTCAGTAATGAGAATACCCGAAGGCTTGTTGCCAGAAGGATTTTTGGATAAAGCTCAGTTAGCACAAGCAAAAGCCATGCTTAATACGTCTAGATATGAAATGGAGTACGAAGCATGTTTTGCAAAAGACTCAGACGGTTTTTACAGAAGAAGTTTAATTGAAAGATGCGTAACCACGGAGCCGGTTCAATCATTTGAAGGCGAGGAAATTTCTTTTGACGTCATGTTAATTGGAAACCCAAACAAAAAATATATATATGGAATTGACCCAGCCTCAGAGAATGACAACTTTTCGATTGTTGTGTTAGAACAAAACGAAAAACACAGGCGGGTTGTTTATGTTTGGACCTGCAGCAGACAAGTTATGCGAGAAAGAATAAAGACAAAACAAGAGTCTACACTAGAAAGCTTCTACAATTATTGCGCGAGAAAAATATTGGACCTTACCAAAATATTCCCAACAAATAATATAGCTATTGACGCACAGGGAGGAGGCATAGCAATCATGGAGGCATTGCATGACAAAAACATATTAAAAGAAGGCGAAAGCCCCTTATGGCCCTACATTAAGCATGACGATGAAAAAGACCCGTTTTATTGGGAATCCAAGAACAAGCCGAGTGACGGCGAAGCTGGTTTGCATATATTGCACATGATGCAATTTGCCAAATCTGAGTTTACTTTTAAGGCAAACCATAATCTAAGAAAAGACCTAGAAACTCAAAGTCTATTATTTCCTAAATTTGATACCATCCTGCTTTCTGAAGCAATAACAGATGACAAATTATTAAACAGGCATTATGACACTCTAGAAGATTGCGTTATGGAAATAGAGTCGTTAAAAGACGAATTAACGACTATTGAACACGGTCAAACACCAAGCGGAAGAGATAAGTGGGACACTCCGCAAACAGTGGAAGCAGGCGGTAGAAAGGGCAGGTTGAGAAAAGACCGTTACTCCTCCCTACTAATGTGTAATGAGGTTGGACATGTTTTGCATAATCAGCTTGAAGGACAGCCGCATCAATTTACGGGGGGGTATGCTCAACAAGGTCCCTCTAATAAAAAAGGAGGTCAGCTCTATACGGGTCCTGACCATTTGGTAAAAAAAATGAACGGAATATACGGGATTGGAGTAAGGAAGAGATAGTGGTGTACAGTAACAATGGCATTCGATTACCAATACTAATACATGGAACATAAACATGGCTCAAAGAAAAAAACCCTTAAAAACAAACATTATTGGGGATTCTCCGAATATTGCTTTTGTAACGTTTGACCCAGAAAAGCCAGAGGAAGCTGCTAACGCACTTCAAAACTCGAAGGCTCTTGATGGATATCAAGCCGTGTCTCGTCATACGTCAATCGCCTCTAACAGTGCCAGAGATAGGTTTGAGGATATAAGCACAAACATATCCGTAAGAAATGAGTTTACTAGGGACGACTATGATTCTTATCGCTCGTCAGAAGCAAGGCCGCAACAATCTAAAAGGGTAATGTCTTATTGTGACAAAGCCTACAAAAAAGTCGGTATTGTTCGTAATGTAATAGATTTGATGTCTGATTTTGGCTCACAGGGAGTAAGGGTTGTTCATGCCAACAAAAAAATACAAAGATTTTCACAAAGATGGTTTAGCCACAAGATTGGCGGAGAAAATGTTACCGAAAGATTTTTGAATTATTTATATAGGCTTGGAACTGTAGTGTGCCAAAGACAAATGTGTAAAATTAATCTTTCAGAAGAAAGAAGGCTAGCTATTGCCGAGGATTCGTCTCTTTTAGAGCCCACACACAAAACTAAAGATACTCTTAAAACAAAAAAAAGAGTAATACCTTGTGGATACAACTTCCTTAATCCGATGACCATTGAGCTTGTAGGTGGGGAGCTGGCTCAATTTGCGGGCGACTATGCTGTTGGATTAAAAATTACAGGAAGTCTTCGTTCAAAAATAACCTCACCTAAAAACGAAATGGAACAGCAGTTAGTTAAAAAACTCCCCCCAGAGCTTGTAGAGGCTGTAAAAAAGGGGACGAACGTTCTGCCCCTTGACAATAAAAAAGTTTGCGTTTATAGCTATAAAAAAGACGACTGGGATGTGTGGGCATCCCCGATGCTCGAATGTGTTTTAGATGACCTGACTCTTTTAGAAAAGATGAAGCTCGCCGATTTGGCCGCATTAGACGGAGCTATATCACAGATAAGAATATGGAGGCTTGGAGACCTTGATAAGGGCATACTTCCAACTGACGCCGCCATACAGAAGTTGGCTGACATTTTGCTAAGCAACCCTGGAGGGGGAGCCTTTGATTTGATTTGGGGGCCAGAGCTTAGCTTTGAAGAGGCTACCACATCAGTTCATCAATTTTTGGGCGGCACTAAATATGAACCCATATTAGACAGTATACACGGAGGTCTTGGCGTTCCACCTAGCCTTACCGGCTCTGCAAAAAACACGGGCGCGACAAACAATTTTATTTCTTTGCA